CGATACAGCAGCCAGGACTCCCGAGCCTGCCGCTGAATCTCCTCCAGCCTTCGCGGCCGCGCCGCGGCTGGCTGAGGCGTGGAAGAAGCGGGGTTCGGTGCCGCCACGGCCAAGTCAGATGCGGAAGGGATCAATCCCGGTGGCGCCGATAGGTCAAGTGAACAGGTCTTCCGTGTATGCATTGAAGTAAAGCGTATCCGCGACGCCCTGCGGGTTTTTCCTGTTCTTGCGTTTACCGAAATCCTTGAACTCCATCGCAACGCGGGTCTTGCCGGTGCGGTTGGCGCTAGCCGCTACCGTATCAAGCAATGCAATAGGGCCGTCGGCCTGAATCTGCCTTTGCTTGAGCTGATAGTCTTGAGCTTTAGACGCAGCCTCCAGCGGATCGCGACCTTGCAATGCCGCCAGGGCTTGATAAGTGCTCACTGGGGACATGCCGCCTTGAGCGCTCTCCTGGGCGATCTGCTGCGAGTAATCCTGAATCTGCTGCTGCTTCTGCATTGCCTGCCGAAGCTGATCGATCTGCAAGCCGCCAATCTGCGCCTGTTGCTCGTTGGCCTGGATTTGCTGCGCGCCCATGCGTCCGCGCAAGTAACGGACTGCTCGTTCAGAATCTTTTGCGGATTGTTCGACAGGTACAGGTTGGTCAGACCTTGCCGCAGCATGGTCGTCTTGACCACCTGGATATCCATCGTCTGATCCGCCACCGACATCCCGATATGCCGATGTGGCAAGGGAGTCGCCACGCCGCAAGCCACGGGGATACGGCTGACTTCCTCTCGATAGATGATGTGCCGGCCGATACGCATGAGTTGCAACAACTCAGCCATGCCATCGCCGTCAGCGTCCACCCGAATCCAGATCATGCGCGCCTTGACCTTGCGCATTGAGGGATCGGCGGGCTTATAGCGGTCTAATCGGCGCTCCCCGTACTGATCTCGCGCGATGTCCTCCTGGGTGTACAGCTCGGGATCATCGGCAATGTCATCGGGAATATCGAATCCCTGTTCCCGTAGATCGGAGAGAGTGGTTTCCTCCCAATACTCGAAGTAATTGCACCGATCATCGATGCGCCAGTTATAGGCCTGCTGATCGACTTTGACCCGCTCTGGGGGTAATACCCTGATGCAGAGATCCTTCATGTCGCCCACACGACGAATCGTGCAGTCATAAAGCATCGCCGGCCGAGTCATTGGCTGGCCGTTCTCATCCACGATCGGTTGACCGGTCATGGGGTCGATCACAGGGTCCGGGGGCAGATCAGGCGCTGGCTTGGCCTGGCTCTCAATCAGCGTGCATTGCGGGTCTTGCAGCAGGAAGCTCAAGCCCATCTTGGTCTGATCGGTGTACTTCTCGATCTCTACCGGACGTTTCGTGTCTCGATAGACGAGAAAGTACGCATTCTTGGTCAGCAGCGCATCGGTGCACCACTCCAGGAACAGATCGAACCAAGGATGCTTCTGGGTAATCAGCCAATTGAGGTAGGCGGATTCTTGCTTCGCCTGATCCACGTCCTTTTCGGACAAGGGGACCAAGGTTACGACATCATCGCCATTGGCAAAGATGCGGCACAGACTGGGCAGTATCCACTGGATCGTCTCAAAGACCGTGCGATCCACGACGTTAGACTCGCCCTCGGGGGCGGGGCTGACGTTCTTCCCCAGGTACATATCGATGCTGAGGGAGCGTTCCGCCGACAATTCCGCCGTAAGGCTGGAAAGATTCGAGCCATAGGCCCGACTGTCGGCATCATCGATAGCCGCAATCAGCGCGGCATCGTCCATGCTATGCGCTGAGTCGGGCATTCTTCTCGGGGAGCTTCAGTGTCTTCGCCGCCAACAGGTCGGCTAGCTGTTTTTCGAGCGCAGCCACCCGCGCTTCCAGCGCTTTCAGCTGGGCAAATATCGCCATACTCATGATTGTTACCAGTTAGACTTTAAAATTTTAGTGTTAATCCAGCCAGCGTAATAACTGTCGGGTTTCCCCTTGACTAGGTAGCGGTCTCGCCCAGAGGCATCTGGAGTAAATATGTTCGATCCATCAACCGCGCTGACTGAATTCGATCCATAAACAGGCATGTAACCCGCCTTCTGTGGATCTCCAATGATTGCCACCATCCCGCACATTGGGTCCCAGGACGACCGATTAAATGTTCCATAATCGCTCATGGCCTGAGCGAGATAATCTCCTGGCTGCAGTCCAGAAACGGTACTTCCAGTGAGTACAGTCGCGCCCACTTCATACCCGAGATAGGTTATTGGCGTGGGCCAGTTCGAAACAACATAGCTCGATGCCGCTATCCCAACGGAAGTCGCATTGAAGTTATGTTCTGCTCCTTTGGAGTAAAGACCGCCCATCACCCACAGGTGATTTACCTTTGCGGCTACCAACTGCAGCCCGGTAAGTGAGCTAATGCCGTCGGCGGCGCTTTGCAATAGATCGGAGAGGTTGTTTAAAAGGCCAATGCTTACAATATCGACGAGCCCAGTGGCTGCTGCCAATTTCTGTCGATATAGCGTCACTGCATCGGTATAAGTTTCACTTCCTGTTATGTAGCCAGCAGCTATCCCTTTAGTGCGAAGATCGGCTTGAAATGACGGGGAACCAGTGGGTACGTTTGATGTATGAGAAGTGCCTATTGGCACTCCAGTAATACCATCGCTTGCCATTAAACTCTGCAAACTCCCTGCACTTGTAGAAAACGTACAATTTAGCATCACGGCTAAAAGACGCTGGTTATTCTTTAGATGCGCCCAATCGAAGACGCGCATGGCAACCACATCGTCTACATCTGTAAACCAGTCGGTGTCTACGATAAAAGAACGATCTGGTGGTGCAGCTGAACTTGCTCCATCAAAACGTGGTTATTGCAACGCAATAACCACCTCCTCCGGCTCCGCCGGTGCCAGCTGTTGCAGTTACAGTAAGAGCTGCGCCGCCCCCACCACCTCCACCGCCTCGAGCACCTGGACCTCCGTCGCCAGCAGCCCCTGATGTCGATGATCCACCGCCGCCCCCACCACCACCGCCGTTATAATTAGAAGATAATGCAGCACCGGCATTGCCTATAGTATTAGCCGCACCGCCAGCGGCACCCGTTTGATTTGCCGAATTCTTTCCGCCTGCACCACCAGCAAGAGCCACTGGAGTAGAAGCTACTCCAGCACCTGCACCGCCTCCCGTTGGCCCGTAGACTGAATTGCCCCCAGGATTGCCGGCTGCACCTTGACTCGTACCAGCACCAGCTGCGCTAAATGCAGCACTCATCGCTGAAAGGGCTGTCCCGCCACCCGAACCACCAGCCACACCAGAAGCTGTGCCGCCAGAGCCACCTGAACCAGCAGAACCTACGGCGCCGGCAGATGCAGAGCCACCTGCACCGCCGCCACCAGCGTTCGCGTTGGATTGGCCGCCTTGACCACCGCCGCCGCCAAAAGCACTAAGCCAACTGCCGAAGGTGGTCGTACCACCAACACCTCCAGTGCCACCAACACCTCCGCTACCTGCCGTTCCTCCTGTCCCACCAGACCCCAACGTCACTGTCTCGGTCGCTCCAAGAAGCGAAGCATCGAAGGTCGCTTCGGTATAAAAACCGCTTCCACCCCCACCACCACCGCCCATCCCAGTTCCGGATGCTATCTGCGCTCCTCCTCCTCCTCCTCCTCCTCCTCCTCCTATGCATATCACCCGCGTTCTGAGAGTAGAACCAGATGGCTTGCTCCATGTCCCAGACGAGGTGAACACTTGAATATCTGAACCACTAGTGGAACTCGCAGTGTTAATCACCGGCCATGCCACTGCATTACCAGCGCTAATCTGGGTAGCTTCAGCTCCAGCACCGAGATCACACTTTTCTCCAGCCAAATAGGTATGGCTGTTGAGCAAAGTATTTTTGATGAATAAAACGGTCATGCGTAGCTTCTCTTGGGATAAACAATCGGTTTCCAGGTAGCGCGATCTTCTTTGCCAGTTCTCACTGACATCGCCAGGTATCGAAAGGCGTCCGCGCCATGACTCGCCCAGTCATGCACCGGGGTGGGCTTTATCTCTCCCATCCGCTGGTTGTAGTCCCAACGGTAGTTTTGCAGGGCTTCCAGGCCAGGCGCACAGCGCTCGGCGTCAAACACGCACTTGGGGAACAGCATTCGAGCGGCATTGATGCCGTCCTCTAACTTGGCCAGCTTCAAGACCTCGACTCGAAGGCCCAGGGAGCGAATAACCTCACCAAAGGTCACGCCAGTGGCCGCCTCGCCCTTGTCAGCATCGTGCGGCAGATAGACGGTGTCGTACTTGTAGCCCTTGCCCTTCAGCACCTGGAC